TCTATAAGGTTTGTATCGTCTTATAGAGGCATTTTTATTGGCTTGAGAGACTTTATAAAAACCCCTTATAAAAACCGTTAGATGGAGAACTAAAATGGCACAAAAGAGTCGGAAGGATATGAAGATTGAGAGTATTCCGAAGAATACTCGACAAGGTGAAGGTAGAAATACTAAATATGCTGCTACGAGTCGCAATGGGGCACGTAAGAAGTACCGAGGTCAAGGACGGTAAATATGGCTTATTTAAACCATAGTCTTCCAGATTGGTCCTGTTATATTCGTAATGAATTTCTTTTTAATCACAAGAAAGGTCACGGTGAAGTAACTAAATGTGATGTTCATTGTGTTGCTAGTATTGAAAAAAGAGTTCCTTTATTTGAGGCATTCCTTGAGAATGGCGTGAATTGGACTCGTAGACCTCTTCACGCATTTTGTTGGAAACCAGATGCAGAAATAGAACCTTTAGAGGATCTTATGTACTGGGACTGCTTTTCACCGTATGTTGATGTTCAAAAACGTGCCCGTCTTGCTGGATTGCAAGCAGAATTGATTCGTCCTGATGGAAAAAAAGTGATTGGGAGCTATATGTTTACCCTTGATTGGTCATGGGAAAATAAAGGAGTCACTGATCTTAATTTTTCAGAGACTCCTGAACATAAATGTGCTCATTTATTCAAGGTGGAAACTGGAAATTACTATGCATATCCAAACAATCGCATTATTTGGTATGATAATGCCTGGACTTTCAATAGAATTGACAAAAATCCAGGATATGAAATTGATTTGACAGTATATTCGGTTGAAAATAAAAGAAAAATCGAAACATCTGATCATTACATGTACGAAATTACAAATTTAAATCAAAATAAATAAATTTTTACTAAAGATATTGAGTTGAAACAGTTTTCGATGGGCAATCACCTTCTTTTGGAGGTTTATGATATAGAACACAATCTTCTGAATGATGGTATTTCTCTTCAGGGGGTGATGGAACGTGGAATTGAACGTGCTGGAATGACTATTTTAAATATTTTTCAGCACTGTTTCTATCCTCAAGGAGTTACGATTGTAATTGCTCTTTCGGAAAGTCATGTTTCGTGTCATACATGGCCGGAAAGAGGTTGTATTGCCATAGATGTATATACTTGTGGTGAAGGAAATCCAAAATTAGTTGCACTAGAATTGTTGAAGTATTTTAATTCGGATAATTATAAACTTCGTCAGTTGGATCGTTAAATAATAATAGAGATAGCAACCTCTTTAAAAGTTCCGGTTTTACTAAAAACAGGAGTTGCAAATGTCTTTTTATCAAATTGATAGAAATAAAGATTATATGAGAGAAATGTGGGGAACTACAAGTCTCATTACTGATTACAATCAACAAAAAAATACAAAAAAAGTACTTCAGGAGATTATGCACGATCATGCACCAAAGCATGATTTTAAAAAACAAACTGAATTACACGAAAAGATCAGAAATGATGAAGATTATGATGATTGGAATTATGGTACAGAACCAGTCTATGGGAAAATTGTCTGAAAAGTCTTATAGATATATAAAAGACAATTAATCTTAGATGCCAATTAGCATTTCAAGATCTTTTAAAGACATTAGTTTGTCTTTTTCACGTCATCCTGTTACAAATGATATTTTAATTTTAAAAAATGAGGATGCAATTAAAAGATCTGTTCTCAATTTAGTTCAAACTCAAATTAGTGAGAGGTTCTTCAATAACTTATTGGGAACCTCTGTGAATTCTTCTTTGTTTGAACTTGCAACACAAGAAATAGAGATTATTTTAAAAAGAGAAATTGAAACTGTATTAAATAATTTTGAACCAAGAATTAGATTAAATAATATAGAGGTAGAAGTAATTGATGATTATAATGAATTGACCGTTAAAATTGTATATGACATTGTTGGACTACCATTACCACTACAGAATATAGAGTTTATTTTACAACCAACTAGAATATAATGTCCTTCAATAACTTTACAAACTTAGATTTTAATGATTTAAGAACTCAAATTAAGAGTTATTTGAGAGCAAATGCAAATTTTACAGATTTTGATTTTGAAGGATCTAATTTTTCTGTTTTAATTGATATTTTAGCATATAATTCTTACATTACTGCATTTAACACCAATATGGTGGTGAATGAATCCTTTATTGATAGTGCAACTCTTCGGGAGAATGTTGTTTCTCTTGCACGTAATATCGGATATGTACCAAGATCAAAAAGTGCATCAAAGGGAAAAATAAGTTTTTCCGTAAGCACACCTAGAGATTCTAGTGGTAATTTAATTTCAAAAACAGTTACTTTAAAGGCAGGAGTAGTTGCCTTAGGTGCTGTGGAGGGGGGAAATTATATTTTTTCAATTCCAGAAGATAAAACAGTTGTTGTTGGAAATGATGGATTTGCAAATTTCACAGATGTTGAAATTTATGAAGGAACATTTTTAACTAAATCATTTACAATTGACGATTCGCAACCAAATCAAAGATTTTTAATTCCAAATGCAAGTGTGGATACATCCACACTTCGTGTGAAAGTTACAAATGTTATAAATGAAAAATATGAGTTATATAATAATATTTTTAAAGTAGACAAAACTTCAAAATTATTTTTAATACAAGAAGTTAGTGATGAGAAATATGAAATTGTATTTGGTGATAATATTTTAGGAAAAAGACCAATTAGTGGAAGTACCGTTCTTGTTTCCTATATTGTAACAAATGGAAAGGAAGGTGATGGTTGCTTTAACTTTACATTTTCAGGAATTTTAGTTGATAATAATCAAACAGCAATCACAAGTGGAATTTCTTTAATTACCACAACTCAAGTATCAGAAAATGGTGACGATATTGAGTCTATTGATTCAATTAAATATCTTGGACCAAGAGTCTATGCCTCCCAGTATCGTGCAGTTACTGCAAATGACTATAAAGGATTAATCCCATCTATTTTTCCAAATGTAGATACTGTTACTGCTTATGGTGGAGAAGAACTAGACCCACCAGAATATGGAAAAGTTTACATTTCAATAAAACCAAGAAATGGTAAATTTTTATCTCAAATCTCAAAAAATGAGATTAAAAAGCAACTAAAGCAATATTCAATTGCAGGAATACAACCAGAGATTATTGATTTGAAATATTTGTATGTTGAATTGGAATCCTCTGTATATTATGACAAAAGTTCAACTTCAAGTGTTACTGATTTACAATCTAGAGTTATTAATTCATTAAAGAGTTATGCAAAATCAACAGAATTGAACAGTTTTGGTGGAAGATTTAAGTATAGTAAAGTTTCAACGTTAATTGATAGCACAAGCACTGCAGTCACTTCAAATATCACAAAAGTAAAAATAAGAAGAGATTTACAACCAGCACTCAATACTCTTGCAAATTATGAACTTTGTTTTGGAAATCAATTTCATATTCAAAAGTTAATTGATGGGAAAGGATATAACATAAAATCTACAGGATTTACTGTCAAAAATATAGCAGATAAATTATATTTAAGTGATACACCAAGGACAGATGAAGTTGGAACTATCTTTTTCTTTAGACTTGTGAATGGAGTTCCATTCATTGTAGTAAATAATGCAGGAGAAGTTAATTACAAAAAAGGAGAAATATTATTAAATCCAGTGATTATAACTTCTTCGGATAATTCTTCGGGAATACAAATTCAAGCAATTCCGGAATCAAATGATATCATTTCTTTGAAAGATATATACTTAGAGATGGATACTACTACACTTAAAGTAACTATGCTAGAGGATGTGATAACTTCTGGAGAAAATACCTCTGCAACAGAATATCCAGTCACATCTAGTTACAACAACGGAAATTATATAAGATAAAATGTCAGAAGTTAAAAGAGTAAAAATCCAATCTTTTATTGAATCACAAATTCCAGAATTTTTAAATTCTGAATCTCCTCTGTTCAAAGAATTTTTAGAGCAATATTATATTTCACAGGAACATCAGACTGGTGTTACTGATTTAACAGTTAATTTACAAAATTATAAAAGCATTGATAATTTTAATAACGAAACATTTTACAGCACAGTTGGAATTTGTACTCTCACTTCTGATGTTGTGTCTTTTGATGATACGATTCTCGTCAATCATACAATTGGATTTCCCCAAAAATATGGTTTATTGAAAATTGATAATGAAATTATTACATACACGGGAATTACAACAAATTCTTTTACTGGTTGTATTCGTGGTTTTTGTGGATTAGATAAAGATAATACAAATGATTTATTTAAATTTTCTTCAACAGATACTTCAGACCATACAAAAAATTCACAGGTAATTAATTTAAATATTTTATTTTTTCAGGAATTATTTAAAAAATTCAAAACACAATTTTTACCTGGATTTGAAGATAGACAATTTGCAACTGGAATTAATTTACAAACAATATTATCAAGAGCAAAGGATTTTTATACTACAAAAGGAACTGATACTTCATTTAAAATTCTTTTTAGTGTTCTTTTTAATGAGTCAATATCTGTCATTAAACCACAAGACTATTTAATTTCTCCATCATCAAATGATTATTTGATAACTAAAAATATTTTAGTTGAACAAATAATTAGAGATTCCACATTTAAAGTTTCGGATTCTACTTTAAGAAAAGAATTAAAAGGAAAAACAATATTTCAATCAACTTTAGATAATAAAACAGCAAGTGCATCAATTTATAATGTTGAATATAGACCAATAAATTCTGGAGATTTTATATACAATTCGGTTGGATTTGACGAAACTGCACAAAAAAATTATATCACCAAGGATTTTTATGAAATTTCTTTAGATCGTACATCATTTATATTAAACTTTGAATCTACTAAGAAAACAAAAGTTTTAGAAAATACATTCAAAAATTCAACTTCTATTTTAGTTGATTCTACAATTGGATTTAAAAAATCTGGAACTTTATTGATTAAACCAAAAAATCTTTCAAATCCAATTGTTTTAACATACACTGATAAAACAATTAATGAATTTTTAAACGTAAGTGGTCTAACAATTGATTTAGATTATGGTGCAGAAATAATTGAAGAAAATTTCTTATACACATATTTGGATGACGGATCAAAAATTGAATTCAGATTGATTAACATTATTAATGATATTGATTATAAAGAAACATCAAATTTAAGAGTAAATGATAAAATACAACTATCTTCATTTGGTATTGATTTAAATGACCGAATTGAATTCAATCAATGGATTTATAATGTACCAACAACGCATCTCATAAAATCAGTAGATACAGGTAAAATATATTTGTATGAAAACATTAATTTATCTATTGGAGACCAAGTAGTATTATCTAATCCAGATTTAGTAGATGTACAAAATGTTACAGTAAGTATTGAAGAATTTGGTTTTAATGAATTTGGACCTTTTATATCAATAAAAGGTCCAAATACAAGCACATTCAAAAAAACACATTTAACAAAAATCATTAATAAAGTTTCTAGTGATCAAAATTATTTTCCAAATGTTTCTATTTTTCCATCTTTAATTCAGAATACCTACATTGATTATAATAGTGAAAATTTTTATGTTGCTTCTTCTGGACTCCCCAATTATGAAATTTATGCAACCGATAGAAAAACATTTGTTTCTGCAAATGTAAGTACGGGTTCAACTACAATTTTAAATTGTTCTAATCACAATTTATTTACTGGTGAAAAAATATATTATATTCAAAAATCTGGAAATGTTGGAATTAGAACTTCTGCATATTTTGTAACAAAAGTAAATGACAATCAAGTAAAATTGTCATATAGTAATTCTGATTTATTCTCAAAAACTTATGTCCCAATAAAAAATAATGTTGATGGTGATTATTTTGTTAAATTTGATTTTCAAAATAAATCATTAGGTAATCAAAAATTATTTAAAAAATTTAATTTAGTTAAAAAATTAAATAAATTTTTTACAGATAATGATAAAAGTACTATAGATAAAGCCACTGGGATTTTAATCAATGGTGTTGAAATATTTTCACCGACTCTTTATGATGAAAATATTTACTACGGAAAAATTAATTCAGTCATTGTTGAGAGTTCAGGAAAGGATTATGATGTTATTAATTTTTCTGGTTTAGAAGTTGATGATATTTATGGCACTGGTGCATCAGTAGAGGCAAATCTATCTGGAAGTCTGGATAAAGTAATATTATTAAATCCTGGAATTGGATATCCAAGAAAACCAAAAATTACTTTAGTTGGAGGAAATGGATCAGGAGCAGTTTTAGAGTCAAACTTAGTAAAAACTAAAATCGTATCAAAATTTAAACCAAGTTCCGCCATCAGCATTGGATCAAGCACAATACAGTTTTTGACTAATCATAATTTTGATGACGGAGAAGAAGTATCTTATATTAATGATTCTAATGGAAATGTATCACCATTAATAAACAATTCAAATTATTTCGTAGGTATAGTAAGTGCAACACAACTGAAATTATATAAAACTAAGGAAAATGCATTAGGAAAAAATAGTCCTATTACTTTCACTGGGATTGGTTCAGGAATACACTCTTTAAAAACCTTAAATTCAAAAAATACAATCACAAAAATTTATGTAAAAGAAAAAGGAAAAAATTATTCAAATAGATCGGTCAAAATACCAAGTGATTTATCATCAAATAACCAAAATAATGGAATAAACACATTTGATGATTATATTTTTGCAAAAGAACACAATTTTAAAAATGAAGATGTAGTAATATACTCCACAAGTGGCACTTCAATATCTGGATTATCAACTCAAACAAATTATTATGTTACTGTAATTGATAGCAATAGATTTAAATTATCAGTTTTTGGATCTTCTGAAAATCAAAGAATTAATTATGATAATAAAAAATATGTTAGGTTTTCTTCTGTAGGGGTAGGAACTCACATTTTCTCATATCCACCAATTCAAATTGAAATTGAACACGTTTCTGGAATTGCAACTTCACCATCGGCAGAACCGATAGTTCTTGGATCAATTGAAAATGTTTTTATCACAAATGATGGAAAAAATTATGGTTCTCCTGATACATTAAATTATCACAGAAAACCTAGAGTTGGAATTTTCAGTATTCTTTCTGAATGTATTCTAAAACCAGTTTTGTTGAATGGTTCTATTGTTGATGTTCAAATATTAAACTCTGGTAGAGGATACGGGAAAGACATTGATATAAAGATATTTGGCAAAGGAAAATATGCAGAATTATATCCAATTGTAACAAATGGAAAAATAACAAGTATTAATATTTTGAATTCTGGTATAGGTTATGATGAAAAGACTACGTTACTTATTCAAAGAAGAGGTTTAGGTGCAAGATTTAGTGCCAATATTTTTGAATGGAAAATTAATCAAGTAGAAAAAAACAAAAAAATTATTTCACCCAATGATGGGGGTTTAATTGTACCTAGTAAAAACAACGAAACAACACTGGAATTTATTCATTTTTATCCACCAAAAAATCTAAGATTTAAAGTTAATAATTTTATTGATAAAGATAATAATGAAATCTTACCAGACAATAATCAAAATCCATATAAAATTTTAGGGTGGGCTTACGATGGAAATCCAATTTTTGGACCATATGGAAAAGTTAATGGTGAGTCAAAATTATTACAATCAAGCTATAAACTAAAAAATTCTGGTGAAATCGGAATTTCAATTTCAAATCAACTGAGACCCAATTTTGGATCAGGATTTTTTGTACAAGATTATCTTTATGATAGGGGAACTGGAGATTTAGATGAATATAATGGAATGTTTATTAATGACAAAAATTTACCAAATATTAACTATGGTTACTTTTCAACGATTTCTAATGATGAAAAAGAACCACAGTATCCATATACAGTACCTTTGAATTTTAAAGATTTACCAATAGAAGAAAATTTTAATCCGTTATTTAATCAAGATTTTAATTTTGAATCCTTAGATATTGTTAGAAATATTGGACCTTATTATTTGAATTCAAGTAATTCTTCTTATGATTTAATTGATAAAATTGATTCAAAATATAAACAAGAATTTATTGTTAAAGATATAAGTTCTTCTGGTATAACTTCAATTTCTATTTTTGAACCAGGTGATAATTATAAAGTAGGAGAATTAATTAAATTTGACAGTAAATCTTCTGGTGGAAATTCAGTTTCTGCTGAGATTTCTAGGATAAAAGGAAAAAACGTATCAAATGTACAGGTTGGAATTTTAACATTTACTGATGTAAATTTCATCACAAAGGGTGTTTCAATAAAAGGAATTACAAATCAACCACATAATCTAATTAGTGATGATGAAATCATTATATCCAATTTGTCATCAAGTGAATTTAATCATTTGGAAGGAACTAAAAAAATATATGTTTTCCAAAACAGTGCAGGATTAGTAGAAAACCTAGAGAGTCAATCAGTTACTGGAGTGACAACATACGTTAAAGTTACCGATGTATCTGGATTTGAAGTTGATAATTTTATAGGAATAGGAACAGAAGTTTTAAAAATAATCAACATTTCTTCAACGGAATCAAAATTATACGTAAATAGATTTGATAATTATTCTGGAATACACAGTGTAGGATTTGCAACTGTAACTTTGTTGCCAAATACATTTACATTTTCAACTCAAAAATATGAAGATGATATAGTTGAAAATAAAACTGTTTATTTCAATCCAAGCAATACGATTGGAATTGGAACAACTGGTTCAATTTATTATAACATAGTCGGATTTCAAACTGCTTTCGGAACTTTAAATGCAACAGGTCTCAGCACAGTTGGTGTAAATACTACTTTATTGGAAATTGGTGATTATGTATTTGGGACTAATATTCAAAATAACACAACTATAACATCAATTGGGATTGGTTCAATTACAATAACACCAGACCACACTCTTGGTGGTGGGATATCAACAAATTTATTGACATTTTCAAGGAAAATATACGATAAAACTGTTCCAAGTCGTTCAATATACATACCAAGTCATAAATTTTATACTGGACAATCTATTACTTATAATGTTGGGTTGGTTGGAAATGGCATTGTGGTTTCTGAAACTGGGACAGGAACAACATTTAGATTAGCAAACAACCAAACAGTATATACAGTTAATTTAGGAAAAGATTATGTTGGTCTATCTACTTTAGGATTTACTACTAGTACTGGAATTGGAACGACACAAAATTCTTTATATTTTAGAAGTCCTATTGAAAATATTGGTTTGGCTCATTCTTTGACAACTCAATATGAAAAAATTAAGGGGAAAGTAAATAATTATTCAGTAGTCGTTTCAACTTCTCAAACACACGGTTTGCAAACAGGTGACAATATTAAATTTAATTTTGAACAAAGTAACACAAATACTATAAAATTAAGATACGACAAAGTAATTAGAAAAATAACTACAGAACTTATTGATTTTGACCCCTTATCGGGAATAAACACACTCACAAATGAAATTAATATTCCTGGAAATAATTTAAAAACAGGAGATAAGATTGTTTATTATACTAATGACCAAACTTCTGTTGGTGGATTATCTACAAATGCTGTGTATTATGTTTTAAAACAAAATCCAGATAAAATTAAGTTATCAAGTTATCAATATGATGCTAATGTTGGAATTGCAATTACTTTGACTTCTGTTGGTGCAGGATTAACTCACAATTTTGCTCTCGTCAATCCACCAATCAATATTTTAAATGGAAATATAATATCCTTTGATTTAACTGATGGTAGTCTTTCAAATATGGATTTGAGACTATATGCAGATTCCAATTTTAGTAAAGAAATAGAAACATTCAAATATCTTAATTATGACACTAATAGAGTCAAAGAATTGAATACCAAGTTGTCTTTGCCAACTGAAATCTATTATAATTTAATTTCACTTTCTAAAAATGAAGATGAAAAAAATCAATTGTCTTCAGATAAAGAAGTAAATGGATTCAATAAAATTAAAATAATCCCAAATAATATTAACACTTACCATTCTATAATAAAAACAGGAAATTCGCAGTTTAAATTTAATTTAAACGTTATTCCAGAACCACTCACATTTATTTCTGGATTATCAACATCATACTATGATACTGATTCAAAAAATGTTGTTGGTCCAATATCAAATCTTAGAGTTAATTTTGGAGGAAGAGGATATAAGAAAATTCCAAAAATTTCTTCAATTACTACAACATCAGGAAAAGGTGCAGCATTAGAAGCAAAATCTTCTACTATTGGAAAAATAGAAAATTTAGAAAGAGTAAAAGATGGATTTGATTATCCAAGTGATACTACACTAAAACCTTTTTTAAGTGTTCCTGCTGTTGCTCAAATAGGAGATATTTCAAGAATAGAATATGTTGGTATTATAACTGGAGGAAATGGATATAATACTGCACCTACTTTAAAAGTTTTGGGGAATAATAAAATTAAATTATCGGCCAAATTGCAAAGTGGTAGTGTAATTGGTGTTGATATTGTTGAGAATACTAATGATTTGATAACTCCATTGAGAATTGTACCTATAAGAAATTCCAATGGTTATGAAATTGATAGTGTTGTTGCCTCCAATGATGGTTCTACTGTAACTTTAGAACTTCTTAATAATTCAGAATTATTTCCACTAATTACAACTGGTTATGGAACAACTGATGTTGTATTTCCATTTACTGAAGGTGATGAAATTTTCATAGAAAACTGCAGGCAAGTGGATAGAACTAAAGATAATATAAACTCCAAAGATTATAGTTATAGATTTTTTACGGTAACTTCAGTGAGTTCTCAAAATTTTACTGTCACTTTTAGTATGACTGGTGTTAAAGATTCATTGAATTTAAATCAAAATAATGGAGAATCAAATTATGAAAATGGATTTGGATATGGTTATGTAGTGAATAAAAAAGATATGGCCGTGTTTGAAATGAATTTGGTTGATGATTTGAGTTATATTTCTGGAGAAAATGTTTTTGGATATGATAATAGAGGAAATTCAGTATTTTCTGCAAAAGTTGCAGAAAATGGTTGGGATAATGAAATTAACCAATTGAGAATGGTAGATGCAAAAGGAGAACTAGAAGTTGGAAATAAATTAAAAGGTGAAAAATCACTACTAAATGGAACAGTAAAAGACGTAAATAAATTTAATTTAAAAGCAAATCTAGGTGTCTCAAGAGATAAAGTAAATGAAAGCAAAAATCAAAGTGGATTTTTGAATGATTATTTACAAAGACTCTCAGATAATTTTTATTATCAAAGATTTTCTTATGCAATTAAGAGTCAGATTTCTTATGATAAGTGGAAAGAACCAATCAAATCTCTAATTCATCCATCAGGATTTAAAGAATTTTCCGATTTAGATATTGTGAGTATTCCATCTTCAAATGTAAAAGTTGGAATTAGTAGTAATGATTTAAATCTTAGTGTTTTGATGGATAATATCCAGTCACTTTACACTAAAAATAATTTTACATTAGTTTCAGAAGATGATGATAATTTATTTGAAGATGGATCAATTGAAAGAATTAATGTAGGTGCAGAAGAAGGAAATATTGCTGGAGTTGGAACTTTTGGTCCTATCTTTGGGGTTCCCCTCAAAGAGTATATTTTAAATAAAACAAATAAAGTTTTATTGATAAATGACATCAGTGATCAGTTTGATGGGTCAAATGATTACATTTCAATAGGAACTACCACAGCAACATTTAATGCTCTAAATCAATATTATGTTGGAATTTCCACAGAAAATTTAAAAATAGGTGATTATATTGGAAATTCTGAATTTTTAATTCCAGAGGCAACATTAGTTGATGAAATTGGAATTAACAGTATCAGAATAAATTTACCTCATCGTTTGCAAGTGGGAATTGATACGACTGATGTATCAATTAGAAGAAAATTACCTGGAAATAAAGTCGTAGGTAAAACATCATTTGAACTCACATCTGGAATTAGTTCGGAAAAAGTACCATTATATTATCGTGAATTCAATTCTAATTCTTCCCAAATTTTGAATTTAGATAATAATATAATCAATCTAAAGAGTCATAATTTCCAAACTGGTCAAAAAATATTTTACAACAGATCTATTATTGATTCCCAACCAGTTGGATCTGCAACAACTGAAGTTGATAATGCATTTTCATATAATGTTTCTAATAAATTTGATTCAAATACAATTATGAGACTTGATATGACTATATTCAAGTTTGATTCAAATTAAACCATAAATAATCAAAAGAAACACATTACCTAATGGCAAGACTAGGGATATTTACTGGAACTACACCAAACGATGGAACTGGAGATACTTTATCTCAAGGTGCAGTAAAAGTTAATAGTAATTTTAGTGAAATTTATACTGCAATTGGTGATGGTACTAACATCACCAATACGATTTCTTTTGCGAACACCTCTACTAATGTAGTGGGGGGAATTGCTTCAGTAACAAGTTTAAATGTTTCTGGTGGAATTTCTACTGTTGGTTTTTTAACTGCAACTAACATAAATGTTGTTGGAATTGTAACTGCTTCTAGTTTTACAGGAAACTTAACAGGTACAGCAACTACGGCTAATAACGTAAGTTCTACTATTAACATAAACACCACTGGTATTGTAACTGCTTCTAGTTTTACAGGAAACTTAACAGGAACAGCAACTACAGCAACTACAGCAGTTGGTTTAAGTACAACTTCAAGCATTAATACTACTGGTATTATAACTGCTTCAAGTTTTGTAGGTAACTTAACTGGAACAGCAACTACAGCAACTACAGCAGTTGGTTTAAGTACAACTTCAAGCATTAATACTACTGGTATTATAACTGCTTCAAGTTTTGTAGGTAACTTAACTGGTACAGCATCTACAGCAGTTGGTTTAAGTACAACTTCAAGCATTAATACTACAGGAATTATAACTGCTTCAAGTTTTGTAGGCAATTTGACTGGGACAGCAACTACAGCAGTTGGTTTAGGTACAACTTCAAGCATTAATACTACAGGAATTATAACTGCTTCAAGTTTTGTAGGTAACTTAACTGGTACAGCATCTACAGCAGTTGGTTTAGGTACAACTTCAAGCATTAATACTACAGGAATTATAACTGCTTCAAGTTTTATAATTACTCAATCATCAACAATAGATGGTTCGTTGTTAATTGGAACAAGCACACTTTCACTTTCTGGGTTTTCCAGTACATTTACTGTAGTTGGGTCTAACTCTTTTACTGTGCCAATAGGAGTTTCTAAAATTTCAGCAATAGTAATTGCTGGAGGAGGAGGTGGTGGAGCAGGTCAAGGTGGGAATGGAGGATCTGGTGGTGGAGGAGGAGGACTGAGATATATTAATGACTATCCAGTTACTCCAGGTCAAGTATTAAACATTACTGTAGGAAATGGTGGAAATGGTGGAAATGGTGGAAATGGAAATTCTGGTGGGACTTCCGAAATTACTGGAATTGTGACTGCTTATGGTGGAAGTGGTGGAACAAATAGTACTGGAGGTTCTGCTTCCGGTGGTTCTGGAAGTACGATTGGTGGAAATATAGGAGGAGGTAATGGCGGTAATGGTGGAGGTGGTACATTGACCTCTGGTGGAGGAGGAGGAGGAGCAGGAGGATACATAGGAAATGGAGGAAATGGTTCATCAGTAACTGGAGGTAATGGTTCTGGAGGTGCAGGAGCAGGTGGTGGAGGACTTGGTTCTGGTGGTGGTGGAGTGGGATTATTGGGATTATCACAAAATGGAACAGGTGCATTAAATTCTGGAGGAACAAGTGGTTCTGGTGGTTCTGATGGAACAACAGGAACAGATGGTAGTAATGGAAGTCCAGGGGGGAATTATGGTGCAGGTGGTGGAGGAGGAGAAAATGGAAGTTCTACTCTTGGAGGAAATGGAGCTCAAGGTGCAGTAAGAATTTTGTGGTCTCCAAGTTCTAAGTTCTCAAGACTATTCCCAACAAATCAAGTTGGAAACAATATAAATCAATAAAGGCATTAAAGAAAAATGGCAAACAACACAGGAGTATTTTTTAATATAAATGACAATGACGGAATACCTTTAGTTGGTGTTTCCACTGATGGTAGGGTTTTGATTAATCATCTTTATGGTAATTGCCTAATTGGCTCCACGACACCAACAGGAACCTCATCACAACCACTTCAAGTTACTGGTGGTGCTTATGTTTCTGGTAATCTTGGTATAGGAATCACAAATCCAACAGAAAAACTTCAAATTGAGGGAAATATTTCAGTTAATGGAATTATAACTGCTTCAAGTTTTGTAGGTAACTTAACTGGTACAGCATCTACAGCAGTTGGTTTAAGTACAACTTCAAGCATTAATACTACAGGAATTATAACTGCTTCAAGTTTTGTAGGTAACTTAACAGGTACAGCAACTACATCTAATAATGTAAGTTCCACTATTAATATAAACACTACTGGTATTATAACTGCTTCTAGTATTGTTGTTGGGTCTGGTGGCACAATATTTACTTCATCTTCCAGTGGGTTAGTTGGCATTGGTTCCACAAATCCAAAAGTAAAACTTGATGTTATAGGTGATGTAAATATTTTAGGGATTTTGACAGCAAGCAAAGTAGCATCTGGAATTCCTAATAATAATAAAACATCTGCATACATTCTCACAAAATCTGATGTAGGAAAATATATTTCAATTTCTTCAGGTGGAGTTACTGTACCTGCAGGAATTTTTTCTGAGGGTGACGTAATATCAATTTACAATAACTCATCGAACAATCAAACAATAACACAAGCAACTTTGGTTACAATGTATTTCTCTGGAACTTCAACTACAGGAAATCGCACCCTATCGCAAAGAGGATTATCTACGATCCTTTGTGTTGGGAGCAATACCTTTATAATAGGTGGATCGGGGATATCCTAATATGAGTATAATTCAGTTATTATCAAGTTTTAGCAGTTCTAATTTTAGTTGGACTGAATATCAAATGGGATTTTCTAATAATATAAATGAAAATTACAATGGGAATATTATAGTACCAGTAAATTTTCCTATTCCAACAAAATTTGATGTATATTTTGATAGAAAGGAAGCATCACATACTGGAGTTTTGGAGTATTATGTGGATGGAGTGCTCAATACTAATGCTTTATCGTCTGGTATTGGATATTATAAAGTTCAAACCATAAATGTAAGTTCTTGGACTGGGATTTCTAATATACAATTTAGGTCCATAATAAATGATTCCATTTCTTTTGGGCAATCTCCATCAGAATGGAAAGTTTATGCTAATGAAATTTTAGTTTATTATCATTCTTATGATATTTCAACATAATTAGTATTTAACGAAATAAATATAAAAAGCACTGATTAAGTAAAAATATTAATGAGAACAACTCCAGGGGCAGGTGCAATATTATTTCCAATTTTTGATGGAGATAAATATTCTGTATCAAAAATTGAAGTGATTAATGGTGGAGCAGGATATGCATCAACAGATCCTCCAAAAATTGAAATTGAAAATACTGCAACCCCAACAATTGAGGGTGTATTTTATCCAATAATTAATCATCCAAGCAATGGATCTATCGTTTCAGTTTTAATTGTAAATCCTGGTGAAGGTTATTTTCCAGTTACAAATACACTTGGTGAAAAAATTGGAATTGGAACCACGTCTTTAGTGGAGCCACAATTTGTAACTAAAGAATACGGTGCTGGAATTATAATGGGAGTGAGTGGTGGTATTGGAAGTGCAATATTTGAGAATGGATATAATGTAGCAATTAGTACCACAATTGCTGGCATATCAACTCTAATACCAAATGCATTAAGTCGCATTTATGGATTTGGTAATCCAATTCCATCAACAACAAATGGAATTGGAACGGATGCAAAATTTGAAGTTTGGATTACATATGATGGAACACCAGCAGGAAATCCAATTTCAACTTCAATTATTCTCAAAGATGGTGGAAGAGGATATAGAGTAGCAGATACAGTTTCAATTGCTGGAACTTATCTTGGAGGAGAAAATCCAACTCACACATTATCATTCAATGTTTCTAAAGTTTCAAGTACAGCAATCGTATCAGCAGCAAATGCATCATATACTGGTGTTGCTGGTACTACAATAGTTGGTGTTGGTTCTGGGGCAACATTCAATATATCAAGAGATTCTACTGGGAAAATTAGTTCAGTAACTGTTGCAAATGGTGGGAGAAATTATTCAATAGGAGTTGTTGGTGTTGGAACTACAAGCACATCATCAACTCCTACAGATATAATAAGTATTGCCGGAACACATATTGGTGGTTCTACACCAGCAGATAATTTATTTGTTTCACCAACACTTTTGGGAACAGATATACTCCCTGACATTTTGTATATAGACAAACTAAATGATGACCAATTTAAAGTTTCTGGACTTTCTACAGCATCAGAACTTGATATAAGTCAATTGGGTGTAGGGACACATTCATTTGCATTTGATAATCCAAATGCAAGTTCTTTAATTGCAATTGATAATATTATTCAAACTCCATTATACAGAAAAAATCTTACTTTTTCTTTATCATCTGGAGTTGGATTAGGAAATACAATATATGTGACTTCAGGTATTTCTTCACTAACTTCTTTAGATGTTTTGAAAATTGATTCTGAATATATGAATGTCAGAGCAGTTGGAATTGGTTCAACAAATGACATTATTGTAGAAAGAGGTCAATATGGAAGTGAAATAAGAGCACACACTTCATCATCCACGATTAAAGTTTATAGAGGTGACTATAACATTGAAAAGGGAAAAATTTATTTTTCAACTCCTCCTTATGGAAAAATAGGACAAGAAGGTTTGAAAGTTAGTTCAAATTTTCAAGGAAGATATTTTAGTAGAAGATTTGACCCAGGAAACACCACTGACAAAAATTTAGTTATTGATGACATTTCTTTAGATTTTACGGGAAAAGCAGAAAATTTAGGAATAAGAACAGGCACTTTAAATTATGATAGTCAAGATAGTATATCAGGAATAGACACTACTAGTTTGGAGATTGGTGATACATTAAATTTAGAGTATTCTACTCCTTTTTTAATAAATTTAAATACAGTTATAAATTCAATTGGAATTGGAAGTATTGGAATTTCTCCAAATCATAATGTTTATGTGGGAATAGCAACTACCACATTTAATATCAGAAGACTTAATTTTTCTTTGAAAACCGATAATGAAATAATATCTGGAATTTACACAAATACTAATAGTTCTACTGATATAAACAACAATCCAATTATTTTAATAAACAACATCCCCCAAGTAGCAGAAAAAGATTTTAAAATAGATACACCAGGCAACAATACGATCAAATTCATCAGTGGAGTTCCAAATGCTGGAAGAATAGTTAGAGTTGCAATTACTACTGGTTTTGGTTATCAACCCCTTGTAGGTGCCTCTGCAACGGTTTATGTTTCTTCTGCTGGCACAATATCAAGTATTTCTTTAACT